AAGTTTACGATCTTCCAATCATTAGCAGTAATAGTGTACGACCCCGGCGTAGCATCTACTAAGGTCGTAGTTCCGGTCATAATCTTGTTATTGCCGGTGGTAAAAATTACTTCATTGCCTGAGCTGTCATAAAACTCATGGATATTGTGAAGGTAGTCGGCGCCAAGGGCTGTTTTATTAGTGGTAAGAACAGTGTTGCCCTTTCGTGAAGCCAAACGACCACGCCGATCAATAATTGCGTTGTCTGCAACTTCAGCAAATGAAGGATCCTGCGCCAAAGGCGAATCCTCTGTGTTGACGCCCTTAAATGCAGGGGCAATCAAGTTAATGCTTTGTAAAGGCTGTGCCATAGTGGTTCCTACGGTGTATAGAAGATAGTTTCTTCTGGGTGTTTTTGGGCATCTAACGCAATGGCGTCCGACAAGTACTTATCAGCAATAGCAAAGTACTCAGCCGTAGATGTACCGCCTGTCTCGCCTCTTTCTCTAGCAAGTAAAGCCACTGCCGTGTGAATTACAGGCTGGCTAGGAATAGCTAACGTGTCTGAGTCGGAAACTAAAGCAACATTACGGTTAACAATTTTGACCTTTAGCGAATAAACGCCGTCAGGCTTAGGATAAACATCAATCTGCGTATCACCGTTAGAATCTACGCCGTTATAAGTAAAGTATTTAGGCGCACCAGATACTGGGTTGTTTACAAAGAACTCATTATCAAACCATGCTTGCGTCTGATACTGCAGCTCACAGTTAGACGTATCGTTAATAATCCTAAAGACCTTGCCCTTGTCACCACTACCTGTCAGTGAATAGGTGTAGTCATCTGCCACCGTTGAAATGGTAAGTGTTTGGCGTAGTGCAGACCAATCCCAAGCTGTCTCAATCAGTTCTTTAGAATCATTAATAAAGTCACTAACCATTTTGCTGTACGTGTTAGAGTTGACGGTTGTTACTTCATCTTCTCTAAGGCGCCTCAGAACATTGTTTACTAAATTGGGCTCAACATCGCAAACTTGGTCAAACCCAGCTGGTTCAACCACCTCCTCGCCATCAGTAGATTTCATTGATACAACTGTTAGAGTAACTGGTGTTACAACTGGTTATAGATTAGATGTCC